CGTTTCTTTTTCTTACCGTATACATCGTCTGGGTCTTTTCTAACTTCTTTAGCATATTCGTTATCGGTTGCTATACGCTTAACATCGTCAATGTATTTTTTAGCTAACATCATTGCTAATTGCTTATCACGCTTATATTCTGGTGTCATTTTTGTGCCAAAGGATTCGCCTTCCTCACCAACATTAATCATCATATCACTAGCAAAGTTAGCAACTGCATCTGCGTTACTGCCTATAATACGACTAGCAATATCGGCCATTGCAAATGCTAATAAGCCTTGTGCTGTTTTAAATTGTGTACGTCTTAGCATACTATCTGCTGCTTCGTCTTTTTTCAATACCAATACAAAGTTTGGATCTTTGATTGTCTTTTCAACACTTGGGCTTGCTTCGTCAAGTTTGTGTGCTGTATCTTTGTCCATTTTTGTTTTATATTTTTTACCGTTAAATGTAAAGTGCGAATCGCCTTTACGTGCAGCATCAGCGGCTGCCTGGTTAAATGCATTCTCTTCAACGTCTGCTTCATCTAGTGATTCATCTAATGCCTTTGCTTGGGCATATGCTGGTTGAATCATTGTCATGTCTGCTTTATGAGTGACTGCCATTGTTCTAAATAATTTTTCTATTTCACTATATGCTTCTGTTTCAATACCAGCCATATCAAAATCGTGTACAAGACTGCCTAAATAATGAACTTGGTCGTCTGTGACTTCGCCCTTGTATTGTTTAGAAGTTTTTGCAATATCCACAAGTAACTCTAATGCACTCTTCTTAACTGAGGCTTTGGTAATCTCTCCGTCTGCTTCATCTACTGATTCGGTCCAACCCATTTTTACCAATTCCTTGTAAACTCGCTTCTTTGCATCATCGGTGACACCCATTTCTTTGCAAAATTTTCTAGCAAGTGCAAATACTTCTTCGCTACTGGCAGGATCTTGGTATTCAATAGCATCTAGCACACGGTTAGCCATATACATCGCCTCGCCACTTTTGCCGCCTACAAAACCACTAGTTGTTTTTGTGCCTTTGTAAATTCCTGGTTTATCTGTTTTAATTGTATAACCTGGCGCTAGTTCAATTTCTGCTTCGTCGAGAGCACTTTCATCCATCTTCATAGTTAAATACTCATCAAACAATTCTGGATCGCATCCCATTTTCTCGCATGCCATGTCTTGTGCTTCTTCTGGTTCCATGCCTCGATCCATATACTTAGTTTTCAGACGCATAATTTGTGGTTCTAGGTCTTCTAATTCAGTATACATATCTTTCATACGACCTTCATATAGTCCATCAATATCGCCCAAGTAGCCGTCACATGCATGGTCTTCATCATTAGGGCAATCACCACCGCAATATTTGCATTCTTCATCCATGTCCATGTCGCCGTTATCGCCATTGATTTCTGCATACATTGTTTGAAGATTTTGCTCTGCATCTTCGTCGTCGGCAATGTTGTAATCATCGCCATTTACTAGTACAATATCGCCTGTCTTAACATCAATGTCTGCTACCTCTTCGCCATTGCTTGCTACTAGGGTTATACTACCATCATCGTTTTTCGTAATCTGTGCGCCTGGAAAGTATAAAGGGTCTTGGTTTAAAGATTTTAAAAACTCATCTGCACTGCTTTCTTGAATACTTTCTTTAACAGCACTTGCCATTTCTTTACAATCACTACATCTACCATGTCCTTGATAAACATCCATAATAGGAGCGCCACAGCAATTACTTACCATGCCTTCTTCATTTTCGTCACCTGGAGAATATGCTTCAGTTTTATGTTTTGCTTTAAAAGATTTATATGCTTCACTTACATTTTCTACTGTGTGATCTGGATATACATCTTCGTCTATAGTTACATGGTCACCTGCTGCGTCTAAATATCTACGCAAACTGTTATCACTTGGACTACCAAGTGTGCCTTTGTATTCCTGTGGATTAGGAGTTGTTGAAGCAGCATACTCGTCGCCTTCCTCAACTGGAGCTTCGCCGACTAATTGATTCAACTGTTCGGGAGTGACCAAAGCAATCATTGCTCTCATATCTGCTCTACCGTCAGTTGGTTGTTCAGCTACTTGCTCTACTGGTTGTGGTTCTATTGCAGGTGCATCGTCTCTGGAAATTCCTGCTAATTTGTATAAGTCATTTAAGTCCATTGTCTTTACACCTTATATTCTTTGTAAAGCACTGTGCCTTTGCTGTCGTTAACTAACTTTTCGTTAAACTTATCACCAAAATGATCTTCGGGATTGATCTTTTCAGCTTCGCTATAATCTGCATCTGCTAATACACTAGTTGCTTCTTCGTCACTGTCTTCAGCGACTTCCCATAATTCTTCTGCTTCGTTCATATTGTTTACAAACATTGAACCTAAACTACAGCCACAAATGCCTGCAATCTCTTCGTGTAAACTATTAGGAGTTGCCGGTAGTTTTGTTGTAAAATCATACATATAAACTTCCTGTGCGCCTACATCAGCAAAGCCACGTGGCTTGTGCATAATAGTTTTTTTGGGTGAACCCATGCTTTCCATGTTGTATTTTGCCATATGCGCTTCAATGCGGTCCATATGTTCATCTGAAATCTCATTTAGACTACGAAGTCTGAACGAGTAAGTTTTCTCAGATTCTACTAGGTATTGTTTCAAACTTTTCATCGCGATTTCCTTAACTGTAGTTATTTATCAGAGTTATTCATTTTATTAATAACAGCATTAATCAGTGCGTTGCGATCTTCGAATTCTTCTGCTTCGCCTTGAATGGCTGTATCGTTGCCATTTGCTTTGTTTTCTGCGGCATCAAACTTAGCTTTTTGTAGCTGTAGTTGAACCATTTTTAATTTTTTATCCATCTTTGCTGTTTTAGCAGTAATAGCATTAGACATCATTGTACTTGCTACAGCAAACACGTTTGCGGCATGTCTATCTTCTACGTTTTGTCCAAGGTCCATTAGGTCCTGAAAAGCATGTATTGCTTTATTAGCATAATTGTCCATGTCAGCGTCTAGTGTCTCCATGTCTCTTACCATTGGCAATGCAGCGTCNATCTTGTCTGCCACATCTAGCTGTTGCTGTAGTTGATTGAGATCCAATCCAGTTTCTTGTTGTTGGATAGGTTCATTCGCCTCTTCATTCATTGGAGGTAAATCAAATACATCTTCAATTTTACTACTCATCGTTTCTTCCTTTTCTTGGGCTGGTTAAACAGCTCATGTTCTGTTAGTACACGAAATCCAACACCTTGTCTATCACAAAATACTTTTGCCGCTTGCCATTTTGCTTCGTTTACAATCGCCGCTGCCTTTTGTGTGTTGCTTTTGGCATGAGCTAGCGTTTGTCCTGCAGGCTTAATCTCAATCATCTCTGCTTTTCGTTGTTTATTTTTGTCTTCGTACACTATAAAAAAGTCTGGTACATAGTGTGTGTTCTTACCGGTAGCTGGATTTCTATAAGGTATTCTGTGTGCTTCACTTGCCCATGCTAGTATGTTTGGATGTGTGTCCAGTATACGCATAAACTTTAATTCCCATCCACTACGATACCTAGGACGATGTTTGCCTACATATTTTCGAGGGTTTTTAACCTCGTATATGCCTTGATGAAATTTATTTGCCATTCTAGTAGTATTTATTAGTTAGCGTTAGGAACAATAAAAGTAGTACCGTTTATGTTTTCTAAACTTTCTTTACTAGGGTCATACACACCTTTATAAACTCTAAACTGTGTTTCTGCAGGTATCGTTGAGCTCACTATGCTTCTGTTACTAACTACTGCGGCTTCTCTGCCGCCCTGCACAGCTTGTTCATCTGCGGCCTGAGCGCTATTAGGACCGCTTGATGTTATGTTGACATGCTCTGGTTGAAACTGTACAGTATATTGAACAGGATTGCTGTCACTATAATCTAATCTGTCATGATTAACGTTAGTCATCATAACATTATGTAAACTTGTACGTCTTCCGCCTTGTGCAGTATCTTGTTGATTAATTATAATCTGCTCAAAGAAAAATCTTTGATTACTTGGTATAGTTTTTGCGCCAAAATCTCTAGCGCCGCCAGAGGCAAAATTACCGTTAATCACATCATATGCATTAGCATTATTACTATCTAAATTATGACCGTGAAAATAATGTTTTGCATATGATCGCATTAGATAATCAAATTGACTATCTTTAGTGTCATAAAAAATTATACTAATAGGTTGAATATCCATTCGAGTGGGAATATATCTCATTCGATTGTATTGATTTAGTCGCACTACATTATAATCGTAATCTGGAAGGCCTGCACTTGAAACTCTGTCAAATGTAAAGGCTCTTCCAAAACTTTCATCTTCTAGGCTAATCGAAGGGTTGAGTATAAAATTAACGCTAAACTGAAATTTAGAACGTGGAATACCAGTAAGAACATTACTTCCGTGTTGTACTCCAAATTTATCAGCGGCGGCGTTATACGGGCCGGTGTTACTTATCAGTCCCATCGATTATCCTATAATACTTTAATTGCCGCCGCCAGTTGCGTTACTAACTGTTTGATCAGGTGTTGCTCCTGTTAGTGTAGCATTACCTGCTGCATCATAAATTTCCGCATTGTCGTAACGTATACTAACTGTGACTTGTACTTGATCACTATTTGAATAAGCCATGTCACCGTACTGAATATTTGCAATGTAGCATCCAGCAAGTTCAAATTTGTCTAGTACACCCGGTGTCGGATTGCCACCGTCTAAACTTTCTACAGTCATTTGGAACTTATAACCACTGCCTGCTCGACTGCTAGCTTGATTAGCATGATCAACTTGTCTATTAAGTTGATTGTTTAGTTCTCTTAGTACTGCACTATCTACGTCATCTCTAAGTACAATTGAGATTGGATCCCATGAGTGCTTACCTGCTAGATAAATTCGTGAATTGTATGCTTCTACTGTTACTTCATCGTGGGTTAAACTTGGTCGTGTTGTACTGATTACACTTCTAGTGGGAACACCACTGAATGATTCACCAATAAAGTTTACTCTAAAACGATAAGCAAGTTTAGGCATAATTGTTGTTGTGTTACCTTGATTGTCTGGAACACCTAGTGTTGTAATAACTGCCATCTCTGTCTCCTTATAACTCCGGCTAACAGTATTTATGATTTCTAGTCAAAAAATTAGACGCCCGAAGACGTCTAATTAAGTATTATGTTAATTTTTTTAGTTTGTTGTTGATAATGCACCAGTATTTGTTAATCTAATCGGAATATAGATGAATTCTGCTGCTTTTGAAGGTTCAATTGCAACATCAACATAAAATTCATTACGATCAATTCTTGCTGGTGTATTATTAGATTCGTCACATACTACTGCAAAGTCATTGAGTCCTCGACGACTCAAAATATCTGCAAGGAATCGTTCGAATGCAACTTTAGCTCTTGCTCTTGTTTGTACATCATTAACTTCAAACAAGAACGGACGAGCTAGTTCATCGAATCTATCTCTGAGATATGCTACCAGACGTGCAACATTAACACGGTCCAACGAACTCGCTGTTGTGTGTAATGTTTTTTGTCCAAATACAATTGTTCCTTGTCCTGGGAATGTTGTAATTGGATTTAGTTTGTCAGTATACATTGCATCACGCTGTCCTTGACTTAGTGCAACAGCTTTGAATTCATTCTCTGTTGTAATGTATCCAACTGCGGTTGCGTTTTGTACTACACCACGTGTTGTACCTGCTGGGGCAAACCACTGGAAACTAATATTATCGTTGTATGCATATGTGTACAGCGCCATATGACTTGCTGGTACTACAACAGTATTTCCAGTAACTGGCTCTGTTGTTTGACCTGCAGGATAATAAACTGCACTATATGTGTTGTTTGTTACCAGTCCATCTTCTCCGTTTTCTGTTGCATTTCCGCTGTTTTTAGTCCAGTTAACAACATCAGTTGGATTTTTACGCATTGGCGAATCAACAATGATAAATGCTGTTTCTCCACGATCACTGTTTAATGTAACCATTTCGTCTACTAGTTCAGGATAGTTCGGTGCAGCAATTAAGCTAAATCGGTTGCCTGGATCTCTGAGATCTGTACCTGTTGCAGCTGCCTGCATCGCAGTTGTGATAACACCACGTTGCGCATGTCTGCCAAAACGTCCGCTACCATCTGCATGATTACTTGTACCATTTCTCCAAGCAGTACCGTTCCAACTACGTACAGTATTTTTACTCTGTGCCATGTTAACTACTAACATTCCGTCTGGATAAACAACTGCGTCTGGTGCGCCTGGGATTGGTGATCCACCTTCGTAAATATCTGCAAATAATACACCTGTTGTAGTTGTTTGATCAGTATTATCATGCTGTATCCATGCGCTTCCGTTGTAAACTTTAATATTTGGATAAGCACGTTCGTTAGTTTGACCTTCAGCTGATAGTGTTGTATCAATCCAAACATCACCACTGCTTGGTCCTGTTGGCGCGGCTGTACTGTATGTTGCACTAGTTGCTGTGTAAGAACCACTGTTTACTTTGTATAGGTCCAATTTGTCAATTGTATTATCAAACCAATATGTACCATTAGGCAATGATACAGTTGGTAGTAGCTTTTGTGCTAATACTGTAGTTGCTGTTAAATCGCCTACGACACCGCCTGTTACTACTTCTCTAATAACAATAGTAGCTTTAGTATTTGCTTGTTGGTCTAACAAATAAGCACCTACTGTAGATGTGCTTACGGTTAATGAAGCTGTGCTTGAACCGTCTTGTGCTACAAAATTACCAATGGATCCTTGGCCGTCAGCTTGTGTAGTACTAATACCTTGTACTGTAGCTGTTGTAAATGCCGTGCCATTGTGTGTGCTTAGTGCTAGTGCCAAACCGTTGCCTGGGCGTGTTGTTTTAACCCAAACATCGTTTGCTACTGGAGAGCTTGGTGCATTATAGTGTGCATCATAAGTTACAGCTTCACCAGTGCTTAGAGCAGTATCTGAATCTAGTGATTCCCATGCGCCGCCTACGCCGTAAAAGTATTCAATACTCATACCACGACCTGCGCTATTTGCTATTTCGTTATCAACGTTTGTTACAACTAGGAATGTTCCGTCAGTTGCAGCACTTGCGCCGCTTGGTGTATTAACGTCACCATCAATAGCTGCGTCATTATAATTAGTCTGTACTGCTGGAATTTTGTTTTCCCATTTGCTAGTTGTGGTATTCCATTGGTGGATACCATACTTACTAGCGTCTGTGTCTAACCACACTGTGTTGCCTATATTATATGGCGCTGTTGGTTCAGTTGCACTATTTTCTAATTGTGCAAGATCAATGTCTGCTCTAACAATGTATGCTTGACTACCTTGACCTAGATAACTGTATGCAGCCATTAATCCATATTCGCTGGTTTCGCTGCCTTGTGATATTGCTGTTCCTGTTGTAGTGAATAATGGATTACCAAAATATTGAGTTAGTTCACGCTGACTAGTAACTTTTACTACTTCGCCTGCATTTGCTGTTTTTGTATATTTCGCTTTTCCGTCTACTTCACTACCAGTTGGATCTGTTTTGTCTGAACGTGTTGCTACAAGTAATAGTGGTACTGTGCCTGCGCCCGGGGCGCCATATGCACTTTCATCTACTACTTGAACCTCTACACCTGGTGATACTAATGCCATATTATTGCTCCTCTGATAAAAGTAATTGCTAGTAGTATTTACCAGGACCACTATATATCAGGGGGGATATGAAGGTTAACCTAGTAGTTAATTATATCTTTTATTTTAGATTGTAATTGATTCAATGTTGTATCATTGCTAACTATTTCATCAAATGCACTGTCGCTATCAATCCAATGCCATTCACTGGGGTGTATGTCTACAGGCTCAGTGCCTCTGTCTCTTCTGTCGTAGAACCACTTTGGCATATCTCCTCTGCGTACTTGCCACACTTGGCCTTGTACACTATTAATCATACGCATTTCATTAGGAAATCTTACATCGGGTATTACCCAATTTATATCTGGATTGTTTAGTATTTGTTGCTTAACAAGACTAACCCATATGCCATCATAGAAACCATTACGCATACAATCTGTGCCAAATTCTTGTAGTACTAGTCTAGGTGTAATCGTTCTACCTGTTTCTTTTGTCCAATACTCGTCTTCTTTTTCACGCCATATACGGCTTCGATCAGTGTCGCCTTCTAGCATATCTCTATCCCAGCCGTATACACTAGCAACGCCGTCTTTGAGCTTGTCAGCAAAACTAATTTTTTGAAAGTTATGATTTTCAACTAGGATATCGGCAACAGTTCCTTTGCCACTTCCTATAAGTCCACATATACCGATAATCATACGCTACTCCGTAAATTCGTATTTTTTACAGTTTAGCGTAAATTTTAAAAGATGTCAACCTATAATAACGCCAAGTCCAGCTTGGCCTTCTGCATAGTATTTTAGATCATCTTCTAGTTTGTCTATGCTCATTTGTGCATCACTACGTAGTGCATCTGCATTTAAACTAGTACCACCTTGCGGCCCAGCAATAGTATTAAACTTACCACGTGCTTCCGCTAGCATTAGTTTTGCGTGAGCAAGTGCAAACTCTTTCAACCACGGACCACTGTATGGATCTTGTAATAGCTCTTCGTTACTACGAGACTTATAAGTGTGCAAGTATACAGTATCGTCTGCTTTAATTTTTCTATGCAGTAATAGTGTTTTAGTTGATGTGTTCCAAGTAAAAGTAATGTTTTGTCCAAACATACGTCCTAGTGTTTCACGGTGCTGAGACAGTGCATCAAACGTTGCCATGCCTCCTGCTCTACCACTGTTTATCAAGTAGTTGTTAAGGTATGCCGTTTCAAAAGGTTCGATGTCTCCGCCGCCACTTAGTGTTCCACTACTGCGTCTATATATATCCATAACGTCAATGACCTCATTAGCAAGTGTGTACTCACTGATTCCATCTTTAACTTCTAATGGAATAAAACTTTCTTCCACACTGTTTTCACTACGCTGTCTATACTT